CCATTATGCGAGAATCCGATACCGCCAAGGTTCATTCTGATAACGTTAACTGCGGTTGTTACATCGTCAGTATCCATTATTAATATTTCTTCTGGCTCACCATCGCCATTAGTATTAAATACAACATGGCCGCCAAGGCCGCCTTGGATTAGCTTGGTTGCCCTTGCTATGGCGCTCTGCATCTTGGTTGTTACTTCGGTCATTGTAGGGGTATCAATTGCCCCCTGTATGGCCTGCGCAAGCGTATAAGTGGTATCGCCAAGGCTTATGGTATCATAGCGCTCTGTAAGTACGTTATATACAGTCTTGATTACCTTGGTTTTTACATTTACGCCAAGCTTATCGTAAATAACTGTGACGTAATCGCATAACTTAACCCTCTCAAGGGCCATAAAATCTTTATACTCTTCTGTTTGGCCAAGGTTAATAAATGATACATCGATGCTGTTTTTAAGTTTCCATGCACTGCTACTTGCCACATAGCTTTCGGCTTTTGCTCTAAGCTGTGCCTCTGTTGGCTGTGATTCAAAATTACTGCTAAAATCAACGCTTTTTAAAATCTTATAAGGGTAATCGCTCGCATGAACTGAAAGCACAACCCTCTCTGGAAGATATACCGCATTGCCCTCGCTATCAGCCCAGTAAGGCACAATGCCAGTATAGATATTTGTTGCATCGATTACGTTTTTTAGCCCTGTAAGGTTCTTACCATATCTGATTGATACGCCATTATCTGTGCCGCGGCTCTGGTACAGATATACGTTGAAATTATCAAACTTGTAATCATAGCCGCCATAGGTATCGAGTATAGAACCCTGCTCGCCGCCTAAAAGGCCTCTTACACTGCGCGGCGCATCCAGTTTAAAAGATACAGTGCTTTCTACGTCCGTATGGTATGCAAAAGGTGTATTGATTACTGTGTTGGCCGCAATCTTGTTTATGGCATCAGCACATGATACTGCAGTAAATGGCATTACAACAAAGCCATTAAGTAGGTATGATATGTGCTGTGCATTTATTGTTACGATACCGTTAAGGGGCCGTGATACCTTGTAGATAATAAAGGCTTGGTTGTTGCCGCCATCCTCAGTTTTTGCAAAGATAATACGATTTTCTGCGATATCGGCATAATGTACGCCCGTAATCGGGTACGTCATTTCAAGCTCAAAGGTACCGTTACGCTCTTCCGTTACCTTGCAGGTAATCGCATCCGATAACCTGCCAAGGCCATTATTTAAAAATGCCTGTTCAGTTCCCTCGTATAGAATCGGTATCATATAAAACCTCAAATAATAAAATATCGTGGTGTTACAATTACACTTGTTATCAATCCAGTGAAGTTTACGCCGTTCACACCCGTAGGAATCTTAAAAGAATCTGCATTAAACGCAACATTTTTATTGCAATTTATAAGCCCCTTGTAAGCATCCATAAGCTCACAATCAATATCAACATACTCATCAATCTCTGATATCGTGATAAGATAAGGGCCAATGCCTACAGTGCCCGCCCCTGTACCATAAACACGTATAAGGGGTTGTGCCTCAAAATTTGTACGATTCCAGATATTACCTGCGTTTTCAAATGTTATGGCGATTTCCCCAGACTTCAAAAACCTCTGCGGCTTGCAGTTAAAGACAATATCAAACTCGCCCTGCCTGTTCATGTAGCCTTTTGATTCCATGGATATCTCTGTTTTAAACTGGCCAAGCCTAAAGATATCTGGGGCGTAAGTATCCTCTATGCGCTGATATCCCGCAAAGCTACCCATGTAGTTTGCAAAATTCTCAATACGCTCTGGCATATCATCAATGATAAAGCTTGGATATTTAACCTCGATGTTATCAAAGCTGTTTTCATCGATGATAAGGGCACCGTTGCGGCCCTGCACATCATGTGTGCTGTATTTCCTTTTTGGCCTGTTAAAAGTGCCCTCACCGCTTATGCGTATGCCAAAATCTAATGAACTTTTCCCTGCAAATGTTAAAAAATGCATTGTGTTCATGCAAATGCTACCCCACGTCTAACTACGTTATTGGTTATTCTCTCTTCGATGATATCGGCAAGCTCGCCAACATCCTGCCCCTGTGCGCCGTATACATTGATGCTCACAGAGTTGCTTGTATTGTTATTCGTCGTGCCTGCTGCCTGTGCGCCGCCCATAGATGGCACCATACTTTGTGCCATGCTGTTCATGGCATTTTCTACCTGCGGTATGCCGTTGCGGATACCTTGCGCAATCTGGCGCATCATATCTGGCATATAGGTATGGAAATTACTAAGTGGCCCCTCATCTGGTTCAGAGAAGTGTATAAAGCTTGCAATCGTATTTGCCACATCAGACATGGCCGATACAAGGCCGCCTATCGCATTACGGATGCCATTTATTACGCCGTTGATGATATCACGGCCCCATCCAAGCGCACGGCTTGGCAGGGATGTAATAAAGTTAATAGCGTTCTGGAATCCGTTAACGATTGTGCTGTAAATATTGCCGATAACGCTTGCAATACCAGATTTAAGGTTATTAAATGCGTTAATGGCATTATTTCTTAGCTCATTAACCCTGTTTGTTACATTGGTGCGGATCTCCATAAATTTGTTTATGGCAACACTCGCGATGGCCACGGCTACAGTTTTGATATTGCTTGAAAGCTGTTCCCACTTCTGGCCAACATCCTCTTTATAGCTCTTCCATTTATCGCTCATGTTTTGCACGGTTTCGCTTGTCTTTTCCTTGATGCTATCCCAAGTCTGGCCCATTTTTTCTTTAAAGGCCGTCCACTTCTCAGAGATAAAATTAACGGCATTGGCCGCCGCCTCTTTTATCTGATCCCAGTGCTTTACGCATACCACGATAATAGCAATAACGGCCGCTATTGCGGCAACTATTGGCAGTATTGGCACTACTACCGCCGCTATGGCAGGTATAACAGTGCCTGTAAGAAGTGTTGCAATACCTGTGATAACGGGGATTGCCGCGCCTATAGCTGTTGTTATGGTGCCAACTGCAGATACTACTGAGCCGATACCAACGATTACCTTGCCCACGATTAAAAGCACAGGGCCTACAGCGGCAATAATGCCTGCTATCTGCACGATATGCTGTTTTGTTTCATCATCTAGGGCCATAAAGGCATCTACAACCGCCTGTACTTTCTCAATAACTGGCGTTAGGTACTCTGCTATGATCTTGCCAAGGGAAGTCATAAGCACATCAAAGCTTGATTTAAGCTTTTCGATTGAACCACCAAAACCTTCCATCATGGCCGCACTCATTTCATCCGTTGTGCCTTTTGCGTTCTGGATGCTGTTATTAAGCTTATCAACATCTGCAGGTGCGGTATTTATTACGGCAAGCCATGCGCTCATTTGGTTTTTTCCAAAAATAGCGCCTGCGGCCGCCATCTGCTCCTGCTCTGATAGCTCAGAAAAAGCCGTATTAAGATTCTTTTGTATAACTGTCATATCTTTCATAGATCCATCTGCATTCCAGATAGAATCCATTGAAATGCCATATTTTTCCATGGCCTCTCTAGCCTGCTTTGTAGGCTCTGCAAGCCTTGCCATGCCTGTTTTAAGGCTGTTAGCCGCAACGTTGGCATCAATACCCGCATTGGCCATAACGCCAAGCATAAGTGCGGCATCCTCAACGCTCTTACCTGCAGTATTAAAAATAGGTGCGGCTACGCTCATGCTCTGGGCAAGTGTATTTACATCAAGAGCACTGTTATTACAAGCGGCCGCAAATACATCCGCATAATCGCCTGCCTTTGTAAAATCATCGCCAAAGCCGTTGATTGTAGCCACAAGGCCACTACTAACCGTATCTAGCTCACCTGCCTCGCCTGCGGCAAGATTCATGGCAGGTGCCAGTGCGGCGGCGGCCTGCTCGGCCGTAAGGCCTGCCCTTGCAAAGTTAAGCGATGCCTGCGCCGCATCGTTCATGCCAAAGGTACTATTGCTTGCGGCCTGCTCCATGGCCTTATTAAGCAAATCAGCCTGCTCTGTAGAATTGCCCATTGTCTTATTTGCAAGGGCCATTGTTTTATCTACCTCGGCATACTTAGATACCATGGCGGTACCTGCGGCAACAATCGGTACAGTTACCTTTGTAGTAAGGCTTGTGCCCACATCGGCAATCTTGCCGCCAATCTCCTGCATCTTATCGCCTACGGCCTTAATCTCTTTGCCCACGGCCTGCATTACCTGTGAACCTACACTGCCAAATGATTTTAACTGATCTTCAAAGCCTTTTAAGCTCGATTTATCCAAATCAATCTGGGTTTTTAAATCCCTAAATTCCTGCGATGTTTCGTCAACGCCTGCATCCTTAAGTGCCTGCAGGGCTTTTACCTCATCAGCAATCTTTTGCTTTGTATCGTCTATGGCTCTGGTAAGCTCGTTTTGCTTATCCTTTAAAAGCTCTGTGTTTTTAGGGTCAAATTTAAGTGCCCTGTTGATATCGCGCAAATTGGCCTGTGTATTCTTGATTGCATTGTTTACGGCATAAAGTGATTGCGTAAGCTCTGTTGTATCTGCGCCCAGTACAATTTTTAAACCCTTAATCCTATCAGCCATAGTAAATACCCTTAATATTTATCAAAATCAGCCTGCGTGGCAAGCTGTTTATAGTCGTATGTATCGTTATCTGCCTCTGTAAAGATATCTAGCACTGTGCCTATGCTTAAATGCTCCAAATCGGCAAATGATATGCCGTTTTGAAAGCATCTAAGCAGGTACAATGCAGTGGTGGTTATTCTTTCGCTTTTCCGCGTCCTTTTTTTTTGGGCTCTTCCATGGGTACGGAATCAGCCACATAAACCATGTAAATCTCGTTTGCTTTCATGGTTAAATCAAGTGCATTAAAGCACTCAAGCCATTCCAGATAATTGGCAAATGTAAGCTTAAGCATATCTGCCTTATCTGCCTGCTTAGCCATGATAAATGCAAGCTCGTTAATATCGCCGTCAACTAACTCCATGGCGGCTTCCTGTTCGTTAACACCTGTGTACTTCATAAGGTCTTTTTTAAAGAACTGCTTATAGTAAATAGGTGTTGCCGCGTTCGCAGTAAAAGTGATCTGTTTACCCCCAATTGTTATTTCCTTAGTCATTCATGGCCCCCTTTTCTCATCAAGCACTGAACTTAGCATATATAGTGGTATCCGCTGTAATGGCATCGTCAAAATCAAATACTGTGGTGAATGTATCCTCTTTGTACCATCCTGCAAATGTGTAACCACTCTTTGTAGGATCTGCAGGCTTTTCTGCCTTTGCGCCTACTCTTACAGTCTGATCTGCAATTGCTGTGCCGCCATCAGTATCAAAGGATACTGTTGCGTATGTAGCAATGCCGCTAGGCTGATATACACTATCAAAGAATGCATCGTACTGGTCGTTGTCCTCTGGGCAACGTGCCTTGACAAGATCCTTATCAAGTGCCGCGTTGTGGATTGCAACACCTGTAATGGTTACTGTTTCTGTCTGCGGCTCAATGGTTTCCTCTGTAGTAGCTCCACTAATAGTGGGCCTTGTAGCTGTACAGTTGTACAGTACGTGCCTTGTAGCCTTAACATCGCCCTCAAACTGGAACATAAGAGCAAAGTGTACTGTTTTGGCACCTGCATCCTCTACCAATACGCCGTTGGAATCCTCGATATCGCCAAGGATATCGCGCTTGAAGTCCTCTGGGATAAGCGCAGATTCAAAATCGCCGCTATATCCGTTATTTGATGTACCAACCCAGTAATCAATGTTATCTGCACGGAACTTGGTAGTTTCGCCCTGCTGTTCCTGTGACAGATTTACGGCACCCTTCCAAGGCTTGGGGGCGTCGTAGGTTGCTGTGTTGGTAAGTTCGTCAATGTTTGCTTTGGCATAAAATACGTTCTTTAAGCCGTACTTAACCTTGTTGTTAGCCATTGATAATTACCTCGCTTTCGTAAGCTATTTGCCACATCTTTTCAGAATCAATAAAATTAGGCTCTTTTGAATAGCAAAAGCCATTGGCGGTTAATATATCCTCAATGGCTTTTTCCTGTTCAAAATCCCTTATTTTTGTATAAAGCTCGATGGCCAATACTTCTTTATCGCAGTAATTGCAATTATCTGCTTTTACATCGGTATCCGATGCAAAAAACCAAACTACAAACGGCGGTGTCTGTGCAGTATCCTCTGTAAACTCAAAATACGCACATGGCAGGCCTATTGATTGCACCATCTGGTAAACCTCTTCACGTGTCATGCTCATAATGCGGCTTTTACCTCTCTTTCGTATTGCAAGATAAGCTCTTGCTCTACAGTGGCGATATGCTCGCGGCCCTTTACAGGGGCATCCTCTGTTTGATAATTACGGCCTGTACCATTTGAAGATACGTGGCCAAATTCCAAAAGATGTGCAAGCCCCGCCTGCTTTTTGTTGTGTATCGTAACTACGGTATATAGCCTTGTTTTCTCGGTTGATGCCGTCCACCCGCTTGCGTAGGTCTTTCCGTCTGGGAAAGTGCTTTTACTTTGGTTCCTAAGTGCCGCCGCGCCTTTTTGGCCAATCTGCTTAGTAATGCTGTCAAGGTTGTTTTCGATATCCCCCGCATACTGATCCAGAATCTTTTTAATCTCTGCATCCAGATTGTCAACCGTTACTTTCTTCGCCATTGGTACCGCCTTTGCGCTCAACATAAAGCTCTATATAATCGTTATCCGTTTCGTAGGTACGATATATAGCGTAGGTAAGCCCGTTATACTCGCATTTACTCTCGCCGTTGTACTCGCCCTTAAACACAGTAAACATATACTGCGGATTAAATCCGTTACGCCCTGCATTAAAGAACTCGTTACGGCTTATGCTCTGCCTCTGGCAAAACACTTCAC